GCTTCGCGAGTACTACGTCGAGAAGGACGGGAAGTTCATGCTCGACGCGGAAGGTGTGGAGGACGTTACAGGGCTGAAGACTGCCCTCGGCAAGGAACGTACGGATCGTCGGGCAGCGGAAGCGGCGTTGAAGACGTACCAGGAAGCTGTGGGTACTGACCCCGTCAAGGCGAAGGAGGGACTGACGCGTCTGGCGGAACTCTCCAACTTCGATCCGACCAAGGAAGCGGAGAAGATCGCCGAGACGAAGATGCGCACTCGGGAAGCGCAGCTGATCGAAAAGCATCAGCAGGCGCTGAACGACGTCACAAGTAAAAGTGCGCGAGTGATGAAGCAGCTCCAGAAGGTGCTCGTCGACAACGCGGCCTTGACGGCGATCACCGAAGCGAAAGGGGCGCCGGAATTGCTCCTTCCGATCGTTCGCGACAAGGTACGGTTGCGTGAAGACGGCGAACAGTTCTTCGTCGAGGTGCTCGACGCGCAGGGCAATCCGAGGATCGGAGACACGCAAGGCTCTCCGATGACGATTCCGCAGTTGATCGCGGAACTGAAGGCTTCTCCGACGTACGGAAGGGCGTTCGAACCCTCCGGCGCTTCGGGATCTGGCGCTCCTGCGAGTGGCGGTGCGGGAAGCAGCGCTGCTGCTGGCGCGAAGAAGGTGTCCATTCGCGATCAGCAGGGGTTGAACAACAACCTCGAAGGGTTGGCAAGTGGAAAGGTCGTCGTTACGGAGTAGCGACGATAAACGAATGCGCGGGATGCGCTTGGCACGCTCGGGATGAGCACGCAGTTAACCTTTAACAAATTCTATGGGAGGATAGTAAAATGGCTGTGTCGAACACCCTCACCTCGATCATGCCGAAGATTCTCGCGCGGGCCTTGCTGGTACTTCGCGAGATGGCGATCATGCCGCGCATCGTCAACGGCGACTTCCAACCCGAGGTTGCCGCAAAGGGCGCGACGATCAACATCCCCATCCCGACCGCGCGAACGGCGACGGATGTGACTCCGGGACCGACTCCGCCCGATCCTTCTGGGACGGTGAGCTCGACCGTAGCGGTCGAGCTCAACAACTGGAAGAAGGCCAACTTCGGACTCACCGACAAGGAGCTCGGGGAGATCGACAAGAACGCGGCGTTCATTCCGATGGAGATGGGAGAAGCGATTCGCGCTCTCGCCAATGCCGTTAATGCCAGTCTCCATGCGGAGTATCTTGGCATCTACGGCTGGGCCGGCAATCCGACCTATTACGCGTTTGGACAGGAGACCGGAGGACCGGGAGTCACCACGGCCACCGACATGCGGAAGGTACTCAATCAGCAATTGGCGCCCAAGGCGGACCGGCGCGGCGTTCTCGATTTCACCGCTGAGGCGAACGCGCTCGCGCTCGCGCAGTTCTCCGATGCCGAGAAGGTCATGTCGGCGGCGGTCAAGATCGAAGGCGAGGTCGGTCGAAAGTTCGGGATCGATTGGTTCGCCGACGACGGTGTCAAGACCCACATCGCAGGAACCATCACCACCGGACTTATCAACAAGGCGGCGACGGCCATCGCGGTCGGAGACAAGACTTGCACCGCGACCACAGCGGCTACTACCGGGGCGTGTGCGCTGAAGGTAGGCGACATTATCCTCTTCGCGGGTGACACGCAGACTTACGTTCTCACCGCCGATGCGACGCAGCCGTCTGCGGCGAGCAACGTAACGTTGAACTTCGAGCCGGGCAAGAAGGTCGCAGCGACCGGTTCCGAGGCGATCACCGTCAAGGGCTCGCACGTGGTCGAGCTTGGTTTCCATCGCGATGCCTTCGCGTGCGCCATCCGTCCGCTGGAGACCCTTACGACCGATCTGCAGTTGGGGAACCAGATCATGTCCCTGACCGATCCGCAGACGGGCATCTCCCTGCGGTTGGAGGTCAGTCGGCAGTACAAGCAGACGATGTGGGAGCTTGACATCCTCTGGGGTGCCAAACTCGTGCGTCCGGCACTTGCGATGCGCTACGCCTCCAAGCCGTAACGAGAGCGGACGCGATTGAAGTGAAGAAGAGACGAGGAGTAGTCCGGGTGGCTACTCCTCGTCTCTCAACAAATAGCGGGAGGCTATGATGAGTGCGATACCGACGGTCACACTGAAGCACAAGGTGTACGGCATCATGAAAGTCAACGCGCACGACTATGCCGCCAACATCGGTGGTTGGGTGAACAGGGGCTGGAAACTCGTCAACGAACACAACCCGGGTACGATCGAAGTCAACTCCGATTCGAAGGGCGAAGACGCCAAACAGGGCTTCGGTGCAGCGATGGACGCGATGTTGGAGAAGGCTCCCGACGCTTCCGGAGGCAATGCCGCAGGAGCGAAGCCGAAGACTTTCGGCCGGAAGTAAAGAGGAACGACTATGGCCTTCGTGGTTGAAACCGGTGCGGGACTTTCTGACGCGAACGCGTACATCTCCGTCGAGGACGCGAACGCATATCACGTGGACCGTGGGAACGTTGCATGGACGGGGACTGAGAGTCAGAAACAGGTTGCGATCGTTAAGGCGACGCAGTACCTCGAAGCGGCGTATACCTGGATCACCGGGTATCGTGGTACGGCTACGCAACGGTTGAACTGGCCACGCCACGAAGCGTACGACAACGAGGATTGGGCGTTCGATATCGACGAGATTCCGCGACAAGTGCAAGAGGCAACTGCGGAACTCGCACTCAAGGCACTCACGATGGATCTGCTTCCAGCTCTGGAGCGCACTCCCAAGCGCGAGAAACTTGGCCCGTTGGAAGTCGAATACGCGGATACGCTTCAGGCAACGCGTTTCCCTGGAGTCGATGGCTTACTCAAGGGACTTGCGATCTACGCCGCTCCCGCACAAGAGCGGAGTAGCGTGTACGATGTGGAGCGCTCGTGACCACTCTTGACGACAGACTGCGACAGACAGCGTCTAACCTGTACGCGAAGTACGGGAAGACGGTTACTCTGGCGCATATCACAAAGACGTACGTACCCTCGACGGGAGACATGACGTCGGTGATTGCTACGTTGTCGCTCAAAGCCCGCATCGAAGAGTACGCTATTCAGTTGGTGGACGGCACGAACGTTCTTGCGGGGGACCTACGAGTGACGTTCTCTGCATTGGACGCCACTTTCTACCCTGTCCCAGACGACACGCTTACGATCGACAGTGTCGCTTGGAGAGTCGTAAAAGCATCTCCGATCTACATCGTAGACCAACCAGGGCTGTGGGTACTGCAGGTGCGCAAGTGACGGCGGAGAATCAGCAATCGCTCTTCCGCTTCGAGGCTGACTTGAACGCCTTCGCGAAGAAGATCGACGTCGACTTCGGAACGGTAGTTAAGCGCGTGATCATCGACCTGTTCAACCGCATTGTAGTTCGTACTCCGGTCGATACTGGACGCGCACGCGCTTCTTGGGGACTGCAAAAAGATACCTCGGGAGAAGGTGTGTTGCCCGACGGCACGCACCTCTCTGCCGCGGCTGCAACAGAGACTGCGAAGAAGGAGCTGCGAAAGCTCATCGACATGAAGGGAAAAGAGTACGCGGTGTGGTGGATCTTCAATAACTTGCCGTATGCCGTTCCGCTCGAGTACGGACATTCGAAACAGGCCCCTGCGGGAATGGTACGAATCTCACTCGCCGAGGTCGAGCTCGAAGTTGAGGGATTCTTGAGATGAGTTACTCCGCGGAGCGTATTGCGATCGAGACGCGTTTCGCTAACGCTTGGGGAACTACTACTCCGATCGCGTACGAAAATGTCCCGTTCACTCCACCGGCGGAGACGTACGTAAGGTTGACGATTCTTACGGGAGAGGAGCGACAAGCAAGTATGGGAGACGCTCCGCTCTATCGTCATGCGGGTGTGATCGACGTCGGAATCTTTGCTCCGATTGGTTCCGCGGCGAAGTCCGTAGCAATCCTTGCGGATACTATCGCGGAGATCTTTCGTGGGATGCAATTTGCAGGGATTACGTGTCGTGCTCCGAGCGTTCGGTCTTTAGGGGTACAGGAGGGACGTTACCAAGTCAACGTAAGTGTGCCTTTCCAACGCGACGAAACTTTCTAAGGAGGTAGCAAGATGAGTTTGGGTGATACTTCAAAGTCTCAGGTTCGATACCTGAAGGAAGTGACGTGGGGCGTGACTCCCGCCTCCGCCATGAAGAACATGCGCTTCACCGGGGAGTCGTTGAAGTTCCGGATCGACACTACGAAATCCAACGAGATCCGGTCCGACCGGCAGATCACCGACAACGTCGCCGTCGGCGCCGGCGCGGAAGGGGGCATCAACTTCGAGCTGTCCTTCGGCGCGATCGATGATCTGCTCGAAGGCGTCTTGCAGAAGGCGTGGTCCACGGCAGTGAACATGTCCGGCATTACGTTCGCCGCCGTCGCGACCGGAAACAAGTTCACCGACACCGGCAATGGTTTCGTGGCCGCCGGGATCGTCGCCGGACAGTGGATCAAGGTCGCGGGGTTCACGCCGGCAGCGAACAACGGTTTCTTCCGCGTCGAGTCGGTGGCGGCGGGAGAGATCGTAGTCTCGGGTGGGACGCTGGTCAGTGAAGTGGCAGGCGACACCGTCACGATCAAGGGGCAGCACATCCACAACAGCAACGTGGCAGCGTCGTTCACGTTGGAAAAGGAGTTCAGCGACCTCACGCAGTTCATCTCCTACACGGGCATGCGCGTGGGCGATTTCTCGTTGGAGTTCGCCACCGCCGCAATCGTAACCGGCGCGATCTCCTTCATGGGGAAATCGGGTGCGATCGCGGGTGTAACGGTAGGAACGGGCAATCCAATAGCTGCTCCTACCGCCGACGTGATGAACGCGGTCTCTAACGTCCTCGGGATCTTCGAAGGCGCGACCCTCGCGGAGCTGACCTCGAAGATGAGCAAGTTGGGCATCTCCGTGAAGAACTCCCTACGCGGACAGAACGCCATCGGGACTCTCGGCAACGTGGGGATCGGTACGGGTCGCTGCGATGTCTCCGGAACGCTCTCCGCGTACTTCGAGAACGACACTCTGTACGCGAAGTTCCTCGCCAACACTACCACAGGGTTGGCTTGGAGAGCGCAGGATGCGGTGGGTAACGCGTATATCATCTCCGTGCCGAAGGTCAAGCTTTCGGATGGCACGGTGGTTGCTGGTGGAGCGGATCAGGATGTCATGGCGGATTTCTCGTGGCAGGCGGTCATGCACGCGACTTTCGGGTTCACGATCTCGATCGACAAGTTCGCGGCGGCGTAAAAGTAGCAGTACTATGTACGGGGTAAACCGATCCGGGTAGAGATTGAGGTTCTACCCAGGACAAAACGCTGGAGGTCCGGGATGGACGTTCAAAAACGGTTCGGGACGAGCCGAGAGTTGGAACTCAACGGGGTTTGGGTCGACATTGGGGATGGCGCGAGGGTTCTCGTAGCGCGTATCGGGAATACGCGCTATACGGAGTACTTCCAGAAGCGGATGCGTCCGCACGTAAAGGCGTTGCGCACCAAGACGTTGAGCGACGCCGTTGCGGAGGAGATTTTGATCGACGTGATGTCGAACACGATTCTTCTTGGTTGGGAGGGGATCTTCGAAGGCGATCAGGCACTTCCGTACTCGGTTGCGAATGCGAAGAGGCTCCTCCAAGAGCTTCCCGACTTTCGTAAGGTGATCAACGAGATCGCCGACGAGATGGAGGCCTACAAGGCTGTGGAGTTGGAGGAAGGCGCAAAAAACTCCGAGAGGTCCTCGAGTGGCACCTGACTTGGGGGAAACATGTCGACTTTCTGCGGCAGGAAGCGGAGACAACTGGAGTCCCGCCTCCTGCACTTCTCAACTCCCCCGAACTCTTCGAGGACCTCATTCCCGTCTGGAATGCGTTCACGATTCTTTCACGCAGTCGTCCGTCGTTCTTTCACGGTGCGGGAGCGATCTCGCACGTCGAGATTCAGGCGTACTTCGACGTACATCGAATCACCGCAGCAGACGTGCGCGAAGAGTACCTGTACTACTTCAACGTCTTGGACGCGGCGTATCTGGCCCACTTGGAAAAGAAGCGCAAAAAGTGAGCGAGGGAGTTAATGGCTAATCTTCGGATTGGCATCGATGGAAGTGGCGCGAAACGCGGTCGTGATGACGTAGTCCGTTCGCTCGACGACATCAAGTCGAAGGCGCGAGAGACTGTTGGGGTCATCGACTCCACAGGACAGGCGGTCACCAAGGTTGGTGGGGCGTTCTCGTCGCTGAAGAGTCAGATCGCTGGCGCGGTTGGACTCACCGCGCTTGCGATGACGATGAAGACCGCGGTCTACGACTCCACGATGCTCGCCGCGAGGGTAGAGACTTTAGGCGTTGTCATGGAACGTGTCGGCGCCAACGTCGGATACAGCGCGAAGCAACTGCAAGAGTACGCGGCTGGAGTAAAGTCGCAGGGGATTACGACGGAGGTTGCCGAACAGGCAATCATCCGAATGGTGCAAGCGCATGTGAGTCTGTCGAAGGCGATGCAACTTGCGCGTATTGCGCAAGATGCGGCAGTTATCGGAAATACGAACTCCTCCGAAGCGCTCGACCGAATGATGACCGGCCTCGCTACCGGGCAAACGATGATTCTGCACCACCTCGGGTTGATGACCGACTTCGAGAAGGCTGAGACGAATGCCGCGGCGGCGCTGAACAAGAAGAAGGAGGCGTTGAACGAATCCGAACTCGCAGAAGCGCGCGCAAACGAGATCATTCGTTCCTCGATCGCTATTCAAGGGTCGTACGCCGCCGCGATGGGTACGACAGGGAAGTTGATTACGTCGATGCCGCGCTTCGTCGATGCACTAAAGGAGTCCTTCGGCAAGCTCTTTACTCCCGTGCTATCGCGGATCGTGTTGGACTTGATGCACGCCTTAGCGAGCTTGTCGAAGGTCTTCGAGGACTGGGAGAAGTCTGGAGTGTTGAAGCGCGTCCAAGACGGCATTCTCGCCACCTTCGATGCGATGTGGCGACTCGCGAAGATCGCGGGAGCGGGAGGGACACTCTATCTTGCATTTATGGTTCTCCCAAGCATCGCCGCCGCGGCTGCAGGCGCGTTTTTGACCCTCCACACAACGTTGGGAGTCATCTACCTCGATCTCGTTGGCGGTATGCCGTTGTGGGCGGCGCTTAATACTTCCCTTGGTGGAGTAAACGCAAGCGCGCTACTTGCTGCGGGAGGCGTTACCGCGCTGAAGGTTGCTTTGGGGGCGGTATTCGCCGCATTCGCCGGGTGGCAGATTGGAACTTGGCTCGTCGACAACTTCACGTGGGCGAAGGACGCAAGTTTAGGCTTCGCTGCTACCGCTTCCGATGCTATGGTGCAGTTCGAGTACGCGTTCAAAGCCGCAGCAACGGCAATCGACCACGCTTGGGGAGCGGTCATCCAATCGATGAAGGACGCTTTTGCGTGGTTCCTCGAGAAGATCGCCGACGGCTTGAAACTCATCCCCGCCGAGTGGGCGCAGAAGGCTGGTGCCGAGATCGACACGTACGCGGAGAGTCTGCGCAAGGCGGGTGATGGTGCGGAGTCATTCGCTAATGCTTTGGCGAAGTTGAAGAAGGAGCGGGATGCTTCGCTAGCGATAAACGCCTCCGTCTTCGCAGAGATGGTCGAGGAGACGTATGGGGGTGCCGTAAAGGTCAAGCCGACGTTTCCTAAGGTGCCCCCACCGGAACCGCCTAAACCGAAGCTGAAGCAAGGGGAACTCAACGCCGCGATAAAAGAGATCGCGATGAAAGCCGCCGATGCCGCCCGCAAGGTGCAAGAAGCACTCGATCAGGCGATGACGCGCGCGGGGATGCTCAGCGAAGAGGCTGTCCTTGCGCATAAGTTCGCGCGAGAGCGGGAAGCGTTAGAGCAGGAGTTGAAAGCGCAGCAGGACTTTGCCTCGAAGGCGACGGCGGGTCCGGCCAAGATGAAGGCCGATGCGGCTGTGAAGATCACCAAGAAGGCGCTCGCGGGAAAGACTGAGGAACAGGAGTACGAGCGAATAGCGTTAGAGAACAAGGTGGCGCAGACGACGTCGAAGATCGCGATCGAGGCTGCGAAGGAGGTTAACGCCACCGAGTTGAAGCTGTTGCAGGAACGCGTCTCGGTGGGGAAGACAACCGAACTCGCGGCGATGCAAGCGAAGTACTCCTTCCGTCGAGGTGAGATCGACCTCGAGATCGACGCGGCGGAACAAGCGCAGTTGCGTACCGCGAACACCGTCGAGCTGATGGAGCTCGAAGCGCGAATCAACTCCTTGAAGCGTGAGCGGAAAGGGTTGGATAAGTTGGAGCCGTACGAGACTGCACG